CGCAGGCATTCCCGACGACGCTATCGGCTTAGGCAGACCTGCCGACCCGGTGCGCGAAGCCTACGCCAGAGAGCGCGCACGCATTAAAGCTATGATTAAGTTGTACGCCCGCCACGGCTACGACATTTCCGCCGTTTTACCAGAGCGCGCCGACTTTCCTTCGCCTGCTGACGTTTCCGAACTAAAGGAAATCACAGCGGCAGCCGTCCGACAGGCATATAACATAGAGGAATGGTGGAACCCGCAGGCAAACCTTATACCGGGCAGGCATGAAGCAACAGTTAAACAAGAGCATACAGGCAAAACGCGAAAAAAGATTGAGCGTCCCGAACCTACGCCCGAAATAGTAGCCAAAATTAAAGAGATTGCTGGTATTTCCGACGTAGAACCCGGAGAACCTTCAGAAGATATTAAGAGTAAAATTCACCCCACTGTTGAAGGAATTTTTGAAAAAGCACCAGAGCAAGAACAACCAATCGAAGCAGCTCCAGAGCTTGAGGTTGTTTTTAGCAGTTTTATGTCACAAATTCGAGAAGGCTTGCGCAAAGAAATTGACGTAATCGGTGTTAATTCCAAATATTCAACCGCTCTTTTGTCGCTTATGCAGCAGGCGCACGAAAAAGCAAAAGAAAGCTTAAACGCCTACCACTATTTTGAAAAACTTATAACAGCAAAAGAGGAAATTGAAGACCTTATAGACGCTGTTGTTAATCCGAGCCGTGACGCACAAGAAGCCAGTGAAGCCTTTGTTAAACTTTACGAAATTATTACAGGTTTTGATGATGAAATCGGTGTGCTTGCTTCCTCTCCAGATATTTCAGAAATAAAAGAAGCGTATGATATTGCACAATATCACATAGAGCAATACAACTTTTGAACGCCCGTAACATTCGTTACTTTGTAGGCGACTTTGAAACGACCGTCTACGAAGGACAGACAAACACTCTTGTGTGGGCTTCCGCGCTTGTAGAGATGAACACGGAAGACGTTAAAATCTGTCATTCCATACAAGAGCAGTTTCAAGATATTATTACAATTCCGGGCAATATCACAATCTATTATCACAACCTTAAGTTTGACGGTTCGTTCTGGCTCGACTACTTAATGCGTGAGCTTCATTATGAACAAGCCTTTACAAGAGACCACGAAGGAAGAATAAACGGTTTTGTTGAAGATGGCGATATGAAGAACCGCACCTTCAAGATGTCCATTTCCGACATGGGGCAGTGGTACTCGATTATAATAAAGCAAGGCAACCGCTTAATCGAACTCCGCGACAGCTTAAAGCTACTTCCCTTCACTGTTAAGCAGATAGGTAAAGCATTTAAGACAAAACACCAAAAGCTGGAGATGAAATATGCAGGCTTGCGGTTCCCCGGTTGTGAAATCACTCCAGAAGAACAGGCATACATTGCTAACGACGTTCTAGTAGTTAAAGAAGCCCTTGAGATAATGTTTGCCCAAGGTCACAACAAGATGACCATAGGCGCGTGTTGCATGTCGGAGTTCAAAGCCTTATCAGATAAAAAAGAGTATGATGAGCGTTTTCCGGACTTATACGAAGAAGAGATAGACGAAAACGTCTATGGTGCAAAGACAGCAGGCGATTACGTTCGGAATAGTTATCACGGCGGGTGGTGCTATGTTGTAAAAGGCAAAGCAGGAAAGATATTTGCTCCGAAGCGCGGCACAACAGCTGACGTTAACTCGCTTTATCCTTCCATGATGTCGTCCGAAAGTGGCAACTATTACCCTGTCGGAAAGCCAACATTTTGGAAAGGCAATTATCTCCCCCTATTCTGTCAGAACAAAAACAATAACACTTACTTCTTCGTTCGTTTCAAATGCACTTTCAAGTTAAAGCCCGGCTACCTTCCAGTAATACAGATTAAACACAATCCAAGATATAAAAGCACAGAATGGCTTTCAACTTCCGATGTTTTACTTGATGGAAAGTATTATCATTACGTTAAGAAAATAGATGGGACTATTGAAAAAGCAACAGTAACGTTAACAGTAACATGCACAGACTTCTGGCTTATTCAAGAACATTACTACGTTGATGATTTTGAAATCTTGGACGGCTGCTGGTTCTATACGGAAAAAGGAATATTCGATGAATACATCAACAAATACAAGAAGATTAAACTTGAAAGCACCGGAGCACTTAGGACATTAGCAAAATTGTTCCTCAATAACTTATATGGCAAACTGGCAGCAAGCACGAACTCGTCCTTCAAAGTTGCTTCACTTGTAGACGGTAAAATAAAACTGACTAACGTAGACAAGCACGACAAGAAGCCCGGTTATATTCCTTGCGGTTCTGCCATAACTTCTTATGCTCGCAACTTTACTATCCGTGCAGCACAAAAGAATTATCATGGAGACAATGCACCCGGATTTATATACGCTGATACAGACAGCATTCACTGTGACTTACCCCCCGAAGACATACAAGGAATTACCGTGCACGACAAGAACTTCTGCTGCTGGAAATTGGAAAGCTGCTGGAACAGAGCAGTGTTTGTAAGACAAAAGACATACATCGAATTTATCACAGAAGAGGATATGCAAGCAGTTGAAAAACCGTATTATCAAATACGTTGTGCAGGAATGCCAGAGCATTGTAAGCAACTGCTTATTTCTTCCTTCACGGGAGAAACAGACAATCTTGACTTAGACGACTTAAGCAAAAACGAATCATTGTTTATCGAAGAGCGCCGAAGCATGGAAGACTTTACAGAGGGTTTGATTGTCCCAGGAAAATTGCGCCCCGAAAGAATAGAGGGCGGCATATTACTAGTAAATACAACATATGAAATGAGGTGATATAAATGACTGTTGAAGAATACAAGGAATATTTAAGAATGAACAATGAGATTAAAAATAACTCCGATTTATATGGCTCTCCTATCGGCGACCTCTTCATTGACAACGGAGTAGGCGATTACGTGTTCAATAATAAAAACTGGTGCGGTGGAGACATTCTTAGAAAAGCCATCGATTGCTATTACGGTGATGATTTAGACGCGCCTAATCTTTCTGATGGAATTAAGTATTGGTACATTTATGATGAAAATATCGTAGTGTTCGATTTTAGCAAGATTTATTCAATGACGAAAAATGTTCATGGCGTTCTTTATATGCGATGGTACAAAGAAAGAGGGCATACCGAGCTTATAGAGTTCAACGGCTGCAAAATAACACTTGAAGACTATGTCATGATATGCAATGCGGTGTTTCCTTATTATACAGATTTCCTTTACGAAAGGATGTGCAAAGAATATGCTCGGTATAAACAAAGACGACAGAATAGTCACTCTTGAATTTAATGAACCTTACCCCACACCGTATCAGGTATGCCAATTTTGTTCCAATCTGGAAATAAACAATTTTAGCATTGAACGACTTATGCGCATTCTTAATGTCAAAGGTGATGTTGAAAAATACGTCACTGACATACTTGTTATCGGAGGGCACGCGTGGCTGTGCTCTGAAATGTGGGGAATCAGTAAGTACAAAGCCTATAAAATTCGCAACCGTGCCATTGTTGAAATTCAGTTACACTGGAAGGAAATAAAGGAGGAGTTTGGATTATGAATTGTCCAAAATGTAAGTACGAGGAATACATTCCGCGATATACGCATAACCCGAATCAGATTGCTGCTCACTGCGCCAACTGTGGTGCTTTCATCAAATGGCTCAACAAGGATGAACGTATGTTATTAAAACTAAAACAACAGCAGGAGTATAACAATTTATGTATGCAGCACAAGGCCAAGCAAGAGCTTGATTACATGTTTGCATATAAAAAGGAGGAAAGCGAATAATGTGGAGCAATGAATATGTTATCTATGGCTACAACAAAGAAGGAAAGGCTTTCATGCGATTAAATGCACGCACGCTTGACGGAATACGTACAGCGATTGGTGAAATGTACCTAACGGATACGGTTAAAAGAATAAGCATTCAGACTTTTGGTGAAGAGCCAATGAAAACAAAAGAAGGTGTTGACATTGAAGAAAAAATTGACGAACTGATTGACGCCTTTAAGACCACAAACAAAGAACTTTCCAAAATTTGCAACGCCATTTGCATGAAGTAAAATCAAGACCCCCGGCATTACGTCGAGGGTCTCTTTTATTATTTCGTTTTTTCTTCAAGAGTCTTGACTCTTTCATCAAGCTCCTGAATAGCAAGTATGATTTTGTTGAGTACTTCATAGTAACTCAAGGAATCATCGTAGACCGTAGGCAGAACCTGAACAGGTCTAAGTTTAGAGAGGTCTTCCATGATTAAACTCCTTCCGTAATATCATATTGGAATTGACCAGTTGTAGGCATAGGTTCAGCTGTTTTAGTTGGCGTGCTCCATTCATAGAATTCCATTTTAGAATCTGCGGCGCTCCACCATGTCGCCCGCGCCATGCTTACCTCCCATTGGTTTTCGTTGTTCAGTCCTACCTCAAATTGCAGATTTGTATAGCATATAGTTTCGGGTGCCGAGCTGGTCGGAAGGTAGGTAACAACGAGAGAGCCGATTTTACGAGGAACCGCAACTGTGACGGTTTCAGCGGATTGCATATCTGGGAGGGCAAAGTGGATATCGACCACGGCGTAAGAGTTCTTGTCAACATATTGTTTACTTGTAGCAGAACCGTTATACGTAGGCTCAAGTCTTGCAGCAAGGTCTCCATCGACGTCATACAGAGGTATTGTATAGGCCTTCGATCGAGTGCGGAGTTCATACCAAGTGTCTTGCCAAGTTCCACCTTGCTTTGAACCTGCATAAACAAACGTACCGACATCTGCTTCTTCTGGAAGTTGCTTTTTCACAAAACCATTATCGACATATTTCTTACTTGTTGCAGCATTATCAGCCGTTGGAGTATCAAGGACAATAATATCCTTGTTTCCATTATATCGAACCACGTTCCACGTCACAGGAGTAGTCGACGTAGGTATCATGGCTTGATAATCAACGCCATCGCCATGATTGATACCATATACTGCATCATAACCCGGTGTCTTCTTGTCCAACTTCGTATCAGCATTCCATTCAGGCTGATATACGCCTCCTTCATACACAAACGTTCCAGTCTTTGACAAAGCGTCAATCTGCGCGTCGCTCATGACATCAAACGAAATCATGCTTACAGTGTCGCATTCAGCTGCTCTCGGGAGATTGTTGTGCATAATCTCAAGACATACATTCTTAAGAGATGTAAACGCCGGATTGGTAAAAGTATATTTTCCATCTGCATAAGAATAGCCAAGCGCAAGTACTCTGTTGCCACTGTACGTTACTCCCTTATATTCAAGAGAGACTTTAATAAGAACAGGTGCATTCTGCTCAATAATCTTGTTTGCAGTCTGCAACGATACCGAGCTTTCTTCGTACTCTTTAGAATCCGTATATGAGGTGTGCGTGAGGCTGCTTGCAACAGTAGGAGCCATGGAACGAAGGAAGGTATAAAACTGATAGTGGAAATCCTGTGTTCCAATGAATGTATTTACAGTTATATTCAGAGGAGCTTTATTCTCATTGTAACAAGTCCACTTTGAAGAGTTCATCATCTTACCACACCTCCATAAACAGGTCTTTCAGTTCGTTAATGATACGAAGGTCGATATTATAGATAGCTTCGGTAAACTCTTTGTAAAGTTTGCCATAGCTTTCTCCGCCTTCTTTACCTATCATCGAACGAACGTAGTTTTCAGCTTCCGTTACTGTCCGTTTGTTTGTTCCTTGATTGGAGAACGTCTCCGCACTTGTACCGTTGGCATTACCTGCTTTTGTAACGGAATCTTTATACGTGGTGTCCTGCGAACTTGTTCCATGACTTTCTCCACTGTTAGAATTGGAAGATGTATTCTTTCCAATACCTACACTGGTAAGGTAGGTTTCATCAATTACACCAGCCATAGTTCCCTGCGGAGTATCGGAGTTCCGAGTGTCCTGCGTTCCGTTGGAAGAAGAAGCACCGGAGGTAGAGCTGTCAGTCGATGCGTTTACATTCGTTGTCGTGTCTGTTACAGTTGTGTTGTTGTCCGTAGCCGTCGTGGTCTTATCGTTCTTTCCACTTCTGCTGTCTGTGCCCTGTTCGTCCTTATTGTTGTCCCGTTTGTCCGTGATTTGCAAGTCAAAGTTATTGAACGGCTTAATCTTTATTGTGTAGCCTTCAAATACTTCCAGCTCTGCCGAATAGAGTTTATTGTAATACGGCATGATTTCATTCATACGGTTACGAACACGCATTACCCAGAGCTGCGCAGTCTCACAGCCAATTTCTCTGGTGTAGTAATGCTTAAGGATTTTACGCTCAAGGTCGATACGTTTATCGTTGTCATCGCCTACAATCGGAAAGCAATCTGTGTTTGCAATAGCTGGGTCGCCGAATATCTGATTCAACACAGCTTCCGACAGTGTGTTATTAAGATTAAGAGAGCCAAGTTTACCGAACGCGGTAGACGGTGCGTCTCCCTTGAGATACTCTACAATCTCCTGTACAGTTGTAGTGTAAGTGCTCATGCAGGTATACCTCCAATCTGCGGAATAGCCGTTTCCTGTTCGTCGAAGTCACGGAAATCGACTTCAATATTCGTACCGAACATACGGTTAATCTTATCTGCTGCCTGTCGTCTGGCTTCAAGAGCAGAGTAACGAGAAGCATACGTGCCACCGAGATTCTTGTTTACTTCGTCGGTAATCATGCGCTCTTTCTTGTCCGAAGACAGATTGGTTATGCCAAGATACGTCCTGGCTTCATTCCATATCTGTGTCTTCAACGTGTAGAGCTGCCCTGCTACGTAAGGAGCACCAGTAGAAAGAACCTTGAAACCATCAGCTCTCAAGTCATCGCTTGCCATGATAAGTGGCATATTGCCCTGCCATTTCATATAGATGTTCTCAAAGGTGAGCCGCTGGTTTTCCGAACACTGAATAAGTACCGGGGTCTTCTGTGCGTTTACGTTCACGTCAATGGTGCGGTCTATGTTGTACAGCCGCATAGCATACATTTCCACGTCGAGCTTAGAAGGAGTGCGAATATAGTTGTTATAAATGATAACACTATCGTCTTCCGTGCGGTTCGCTTGATAGCCGTTACTTGCATAGGCGCGCCGACGAGTGGGAATATTGTAAATGTTGAATTTTCCGTATGCTGTGCAACGAAGAGCCAAGTCGCCAAGCACGTCATCGTTGAAATAGAGGGCTTTCCCGTCTGTGAAGAGAGAAAGCTCAAGGAAACGAGCGTCCACTGTTTCTGGAAGGTTCTTCCATTCAATTCGTGTGACCGCCATTTCCATCAAGCGGTTGTAGTACTGGATGAACGTGCTGTCATTGGCAGCTGCGCTTTCCCAGAATTTACGATTATTTTTGCTCATCAATTACCTCCTTCTCGCTCTCAAGAGCGTTATTTGTTTAAGGATATACGGGAGAGTTATCCACGGTGTAATCGCCAACTTCAATAGGAGTAGTGCCGCTAAGCTTAGAACAGTTCCAGAATGTAATGCCATTATCAAGGATAGCACTGATTGTATTGATAGCTTCCGAGGAGAGATACTTTGTGTTATTGGCAGCGTCTTTCACAGGCACGAGAGTTACGTTTTGCGTTTTGAGATAGTTGAAGTAAGGACGTCCTTTGTTGGCAAACACGTTGGGAATTTTGACTTCGCGTGAGGCGTAGCCGTACATGGTGAAGTAGTCGTCGATAATTTTGATGTAGTCGTCTGTGCAAATGTAAACGACACCAGCTAAAGCCTTGAGGTCGTGGGCTATGCCGAAAGAGGTATTTCCGATTTGCCCTTGTGCGGTGTTTGGCAATACTTTCTTGTCTTGAACAGAACCTACAAGTTTTCCAACGCTTGCGACACCTCCAGCAAGATTCCCAGCTGCTGTTATAATCGGTACAGCTGCCGTTGAAGCACCAAACGTAGCTATTCCAATTCCTGCCGAAGTCAACAACCCAATAGCTGCCCCTGCATACTGCCAGTTCAGCGAATTGCGGTTTTGGGCATACCAGTTATCAAATATACTGTAACCCCCAGAACCAAGCGGAAAGTTGGTAATATCAAGAGCGTACTGTGTAGACCCCTGTGTATAAGTCTTAGGTTTTGCTCTGACCAGCGTGTCCGAACCTGTAACGGAGGCATATTCAAAAGTATAGTACGCCTTGAATGGCTTCTTATCGCCTGTTCCATGAAGAAAGAGTTCTGGTTTGTATTCGACGAGACCGCCTTCATAATTATATAGACATTGCTTAACATATGGTGAGCAAAAACACTTATTGTTTTTTACATTTTTATAAAATGCTGTATTGTCAACGATAAATTCAACATCTGTGGAAGTAGAAACAGGTTCTATAATATCGACATCCACAGTGATTGACACTCCGGAATCTGTAAAGACAAAAGGCTTTGTATATTTAACAGTTACCAAATTCTTCGGAATTGGCACAATCATTTTTACAGAATCCGCTACGCCAAGCCGCGATAATGCTGCCAAAAATGCCGCAACCTGTTCAGAATTATTCTTGGGAAATCTATACATGGTATAACCCTGAAAGACACCTGCCTGCATAGTTCCATAATTATACTGGAACCATTTAGGGTCAAATTGGACAGGCGGGCCTGTCATATTAGACTTATATGCTAACGTCCAACCATTGGCATTTAAAGCAGGTATATTCTTTACAAAGCAAACCCATGGATATTCATCATTTGAAGTTACATATGGCTTAAACGGCGGTAAATTATAAAAGTCAATTGTACACGCAATTCCAATGTCGCAATCACTGAAATCAGCCAGTTTTGTAATACTCTGCTCTACATACTCCCCCGTCTCCAATCCTTCCTCTACAGGGTGCTCAAACATATAGTCAGTTTCACTGTGCTCGCGTTCGACGAAGGACGGCTGAACCTTGAAATCGAACATATATGTCATCAGATAGTCAATGGTGAAGACAATCTCGGAGGTGTTTTCGTTAATATAGTTAATCTGGTCTACAAAGGCATAGAACTCTCTGCTTTGCATTACGCCTTCACTCTTAGGGTTTGTGAAAACCATATAATTATAACGCAGAAGGTCTTCATAATATGCCTGTACCCTAAAGGTGTTCGCGTTAATTCTGCACAATGACTGGTTTCTGAAAATCTGGCCCGGAAGTAAATAAAAGTAATTGTGACGCTGGACTTCTCTATTGGTTGTATTGTCAAACCAAATGGTATTCTTGTACGTTTTGTCAAGTGGTGCAACGCACAATCTTATAGTTGAATATCTTGGCATTGTATTAACCTCCTTATAGAATTTGAGTGAGGGCTGTTACACCCCCACTCTTTAAGGTCAGGTTGCGTCAGCCAGTTTGCAGAAGACAACGGTGTCGCCTGTCTTGGCAGTTCCGAAGTCCACGGTTCTCTTGGCTGTGTTCGTAGCAGAAGTACAAGATACATACTCCGTGCCGCCTAGCATGAGATGAACTTCGAGCGTCTTGTGATTGACTGGGTCGCCGAATACCAGAGCGCCGTACTTGTGGACAGCGATGAGATTCTGAACGGCAGCTTCCGTCTGGATGAAGTTGACGTTGGTGTCGGTGAGAGCGGCTGTGTCGTCCTGAACTTCGAGGTTCGCCACGAGGGCATTCTCGGAAATACCGATGGAAACGATTTCAGCCGTAAGCGTAGCGGGAAGAGCGACGTCGGCAGCGTCATCGACAAAGACGATAGCGTTCGAGAAGGGAGAAGCGGAAACCGTCTTCCACACGTTGTAGAAGTAGTTCCAGTACAGACCGGACCCGACATAGGTCTCGGTGAACTGGTTCAGATTATCGTAAATCTGGAACCACTCTTCATCTACAAGAACAGCTTTTACGTTCTGCATGAGAGCAAGCTCGGCAGCTGTTACTTCTTCGATACCGTCACACCCTTCACGAATGACATCCCACCGTGCGTTGTCGAAGGTGGTGAAGTCGTCGATAAGCTGAAGATTACCCATGAAGGTAGCCTTATCCATATTGAAGGCAGAAGCAAGAACGTCGACGTCATAGTCGGCATTGAATTCTGCGCCCATGAAGATGGCTTGGTCAGCTTTAGCGGTATTGGTGTGAACACCTGCGGCGTTGTACTTGGTATCGATGAACTCAATCTTATTGGAGATACCACGGAATTTCTTAGCGGAGTTCTTCATATCGGTTGCGTCAAAGGCGACGGGGTACATCTTGCCATGAGCAATACCCTTGATAAGCAGGTACTTGAAGAGCAGGTATTCGTCGTATTCGGCAGCGACATACACGCTGTCAACAATCTTTGCAATCAGAGACTGCACGCCGTCCATGGAAAGAAAGGCCTGACGAAGCTGTTCCTGTTCGATGGTAACAGGGTACTGCACTTTCCAGTTGATAGCATGGAACGCGGTACGGACATCCGGAATGGTACGTTTGAACTCACGGGAAGCGGCTTTCTCAGCAGAGAACTCACGGGCTTTTGCAATCTCGACGAAGACTTCCTCGACGGTCTCACCATATTCAAGATAGCCTTTCTTAAGACGAGCAAAGCGGTTGTTGAAGGTTGCGGATTTCGCACGGACAAGAGCAATGCGGTTGACCAGTGCGGTAAGAAATTCGTTCGCAAGGGCGGGGTAGCCATAGAGGACTTCGCCCACGCGAGGAATATCCTTGTAAGTGCCTACTGCGGGAACAGAGGCAAGGTAGTTTGCCGAAGCGTTCGCACGGATGGTATTCAGAATATCAATCGTAGAAGCGTTCAGCGTAGATACTGCGATTCTGCGCGGCATAATATTATTCCTTTCTTAATGATTACTTGGAGCCAGTCTCAAACAATTCCTCAAACGACTTTGTCTTCGGAGGAGGGTCGTGACGTTCGACATCAGAATCGTCATCATCGGCGGAATCATCCTCGCCCTTAAAAAATCTGTCGCGGTATCTCTTCTTCCACGAAGCGTCAAGGTCGTTATATTTTTTCTCCCATGCAGTGGTATCGGCCGACTTGTTCTCAAGGTCTGTGAATGTATCGGAAATATCCTCCACAAGGGTGATGGCTTCATCCGATGTGTCATCACCAAGATGAGCTTTGAGTGTGTCAAGCAATTCCTGCTTGTTCTTAATTGCCATAAAACTGGCTCCTTTCTTAATGTTTGCCTTGAATACGAAAGGTCTTCTTAATCGTCCTTGCTAAGCAGGTTTACAAGCGTATTCATGACGGCAGTGTTCTGCTCTACTGTCTTCTTCATTTCGGTAATGGTCTGCTGCATTGTCTTCAATGTGGTTTGGACAAAGTAAAACAATGCCACGCAAGCGATAATGGGGAAGCCATAAGAGCCGATAAGATTGAAGATTTCGGGCGTGGTCATCGCGGATTGAAGGGAGTTACGGTTTCGGTAAGCGAGACACGCTCTCCGGGTTCGGTGCTAAGAACACTATAACCAGATATAGACATGTTTTCATGCGCATATTCATTGCGCCCGAGTATAGTGATATACCACGAATACGTGTTTTCTTCCGCTTCATACGAATCTGCAGACCATGTCGGAAAAATAGTGCCATTCTGGTCACGCCCATCAGCAAATACAAAGCCCTGTTTATATAATTCATCATTAAAATTGGGGACTTCAATATTAGAGCCTGTAGTAATGGCTGCGTACTTATCCGGGATGTTATTAACAGCGTAGTAAAAAAACTGAAAAGCGTTATTTTGACCGTTGACATCTACTATAACTTTGTGTTGATAAAGCTGCCCTGTAAGTCCGTTCTCTTCTTCGTATTCGCCCAACTTCTCCAGTTCCTGCTTATCGTTCATAAGAGAGGGGCAAAGATTTCTGCCTTTGAGCCAAGTCAAAAAATCAGAGAAAAATCCCATCGTTTCACCTCCTTTCTTAATACTATTATATCATAGGATGAATATAATGTCAAGGCATATTTGACTAAAATTTAACAAAGTTTATAATTTATTCACAAAGTTTTCCACATTTCCACATTGTTAAATATTTGACATTTCCGACATTTTTCCGAAGATTTTCCGAAGATTTTCCGAAGTTTTTCCGATGGAAGTATTTACCATACTCAAAAATTGAGTAAAACCGCATACTTGACATTATACTTTTTATGTGGTATAATATAGGAAAGGAGGACAGGTTGATGGCTTTTTATGAGGGTTCAAAACTGCTGTCCATGCAGGATATAAACGGCGACAAGCCGGAAATATATATGTGTACGTCGAACCGAAGCGCAGGTAAGACTACGTATTTTAACAAGTATGCACTTAGTAGCTTCAAGAAGCGTGGAGAAAAGTTCGCTCTTCTATATAGATTTAACTATGAACTTGACCAAGTGGCAGACAAGTTTTTCAAGGATATAAACACGCTGTTCTTTCCGAAAGACGAAATGGAAAGCGAACGAAGGGCAATGGGCATCTATCATGAGCTGATGTTGAATGGGCAGCCTTGCGGATATGCAATCAGTATCAACTCTGCCGACCAAATCAAGAAGTACTCTCACTTGTTCGCCGACACGCAGCGGATTATCTTTGATGAGTTCCAAAGCGAAACCGAGCACTATTGCGACAATGAAGTTAAAAAATTCAGGTCTATTCACACGTCGATTGCCCGCGGCGGAGGAAAACAAGTCCGGTATCTTCCGGTATATATGATAAGTAACCCGATAACGCTGTTAAATCCGTACTACGTAGCTATGGGAATAAGCAATCGGTTAAGAGATGACACGAAGTTTCTCAAGGGAGAAGGGTTTGTTCTGGAGAACGCCTTTAATGAAAGTGCTTGCAAGGCACAACAGGAAAGTGCTTTCAACCGGGCGTTCGGTAATGACATTGTAAACAAGTACACTGCACAGGGCGTTTACCTGAACGATAATAAGGCATTCATCGAAAAGCCACAAGGTGCAGGAAAGTACGTCGCTACGCTGAAATGCCTTGGTCGAAACTTCGCTGTACGAAGCTATGCTGAACTTGGTATTATCTATTGTGACAATCATGCTGACATGACGTTCCCGGTTAAGATTAGCGTGACGACAGAAGACCATCAGATAAATTATGTCATGCTACGGCAGAATAAAGTTATGCTTGACACTATGAGATTTTACTTCGACCGTGGATGTTTCAGATTCAGAGACTTAGCGTGCAAGGACGCAATACTTAAGGCTCTGTCTTACTAAGGTATCTTCCAATGTTAACGTGCTTGCCTGCGGTAGGTTGCACGGGTGAAATATACCGCTACACGCAGAACCAGTTATGCAGACTGCCTGTATGTTGCATTGGAGTTAGATATACGGCACACTCTTCGCAAGAGGGGTGTGCTTATTTTATGCTGTTATAGTTGGCATGATTGCGCGACGCATAGAA